CGTGGTGGTACTCGTTATACTGAGATTCTTCGTGCACATTTTGGTGTGATTTCTCCTGATGCTCGTTTGCAGCGTCCTGAGTATTTGGGTGGCGGTTCTACGCCTATTACTATTAGCCCTATTGCTCAGACTTCTGGTACTAATGCGTCTGGTACTTCTACCCCTCTTGGTAATTTGGCTGCTATGGGCACGGCGTTGACTCGTGCTAATGGTTTTACTCAGTCGTTTACTGAGCATGGTGTGATTATCGGTTTGGCGTCTGTACGTGCTGATTTGTCATATCAGCAAGGTATGCGCCGCATGTGGAGTCGTCAGACTCGTTATGATTTTTATTTCCCTGTTTTCTCTCACCTTGGTGAGCAGGCAGTGTTGAATAAAGAGATTTATGCTCGTGGTGATGCCAACGATGATGCCGTTTTCGGCTATCAGGAGCGTTGGGCTGAGTATCGTTATAATCCTGCTTTGATTACTGGTTTGTTCCGTTCTACGGCTGCTGGTACTTTGGATGCTTGGCATTTGGCTCAGAAATTTACTACTTTGCCTACATTGAATGACACGTTTATTAGTGACAATCCCCCAGTTGATCGTGTTGTTGCAGTTGGCGCAGCGGCCAACGGTAAGCAATTTATTTTTGATTCGTTCTTCGACATTCGTGTCGCTAGACCGATGCCTTTGTACTCTGTACCAGGCTTGATCGATCATTTCTGATCTCCTTGTTAGCCTGGTGGGAAACCATCAGGCTTTTTTTTAGAGGTTTGTATGGGAATTTTCGATGGTTTGATAGGCGGTGCCTTATCGTTTTTAGGTGGTGAGCGTAGTAATGCAGCTTCGGCTGCGTCTACTCGTGCTCAGATGGATTTTCAGGAGCGGATGAGTAATACGGCTCATCAGCGTGAGGTTGAGGATTTGAAGGCCGCTGGTCTTAATCCTATGTTGTCTGCTAAGTTAGGTGGTGCTTCGTCACCAGCTGGTGCTGCTTATCAGGCTAAGGATACGGTCACTCCTGCCGTTCAGTCGTTTCAGGCTCAGCGTATGAATTCTGCGCAAGTTGCTAATGTTCAAGCTGATACTGAGAATAAGATGGCGCAAGCTGACCTTATTAAGGGTCAGGCTGCGCAGGCTTGGGCTTCTGCAGCTCAAGCTGGTGCTAATGTTCGTTTGATTGATCAGCGAGTTAATGAAGTTGTTCAAAATATTGAACATAGTAAGACTGATCAGGATAGACTTAAGCAGTTGTTGTTAAACCTTGAACAAGAGCGTCAAAACGCGATTAAACAAGGTTTGAATATTACTGAGCAAGGTAATCAGTTGCGTGCTCAGATAGGTCTTTTGCGTGCTCAGACTGATTCTGAGGTTGTTAAGCGTACGTTGCTTGATCTTGAAGAGTAAGCATCTCGTAACGCTGAGAATTTTGGTCGTCAGTTCAACCAATTCAAAGGGTTGATTGAAGTTTTACGTTTTTTAAAGTGAGGTTGTTATGACTAAAGTTTTTTTGCGTGCAGAGCACGCCTATGATGTTGATGAGGCTTCTAATGCCTCTGGTCTTGCTTGTAACGACGTAAGTCGTACTAAGCAGTCGTTTAAGGATGAGTGTGATATCAACACCATCCTACGACGTTTTAATATTACTGGTGAGCTGCCGAACAATGTTCGTGCGCCCCAATATCGTGATTTTGAAGGCGTGTTTGATTATCAAACCGCTATGAACGCTGTAATTTCAGCGTCAGCCGCATTTATGGAAATGCCGGCTCATGTTCGTAAACGTTTCGGGAATGATCCCGCAGCGTTTGTTGATTTTTGCTCTGATGAGAGCAATCGTGCCGAGGCTGAAAAGCTCGGTCTTGTGGTGCCTAAACAGGCGCCAGTTCAGGGTGAAGGTGGGGTCACCGAGGGTGCGTAAGCACCCTCAGCACAGTTACTTACTTGATGTAACTGTGCTAGGTGACACCAAATAGGTTACAATTCCACTAAAGAGAGGAAGTTTTATGAAACCCCTAAGTCGTCATAAGGTGTCTAAATATCGTTCTGCTTCGAAGTTCAAGCGGAATGTACGTAAGACTAAGGCTGCCAATATGCAGTTGAATCCAATGCGTGGTGGTTGGCGTCTTTGATGTATGCCCTGCTACCGGCCGTTGCAGGCGTATCAATGTTCTGATGGCTCTGTGGTCTTTTCTGAAGTCCGCAAGCATGATGTTGTTAGGTCGTTGAGTTTGCCTTGTGGTCAGTGTGTTGGGTGTCGCCTTGAACGTAGCCGCCAGTGGGCGGTACGTTGTATGCATGAAGCATCTCTTTATGAGAATAATTGCTTCATTACTTTGACTTATGCTCCGGAGCATTTGCCTGAGGATAAGTCTTTGCGCTATGAGGATTTTCAGCTTTTTATGAAGCGGTTCCGTAAGCGTTTTAAGGGGTTGCAGCCAGTTGATGGCAAATACCCTATTCGTTTTTACATGGCTGGTGAGTATGGTGAGCAGTTTCGGAGACCTCATTTCCATGCATGTATTTTCAATTTTGATTTTCCAGACAAGAAGTATCTTAAGAAGACTCCTGGCGGAAGCCGGATTTTTACTTCTGCTGCTTTGTCTGAGTTATGGCCTTTTGGCTATGCTAGTATTGGTAGCGTTACATTTGAATCTGCTGCCTATGTCGCTCGTTATATTATGAAGAAGGTTAATGTTTCTTCTGCTACTCCCCATCATCTTCGTAATCATTATGAAGAGATTGATGAGGATGGTGTGATTAATGAGTTGGTTCCTGAGTTTAATAAGATGTCTTTGAAGCCTGGCATTGGCCAGGGTTGGTATGATAAGTTTAAGGATGAAGTTTATCCTGACGATTTTGTTGTTGTTAATGGTCGTAAGTGTAAGCCTCCAAGGTTTTATGACCGTAAGTTTGCTGATGAGTTTCCTTTAGAGTTCGAACAGATTCAGTTCGATCGCTATGTGGATGCTCAGGATCGTATTGAGGACAATACGCCTGAGAGGTTGGCTGTGCGTGAAAGGGTTACGCAAGCTAAAGTTGAGCGCCTTGTGCGCAATTTATAATTTTCAAGGAGTTTGTATGAAGCAAGTTGTTGTTGCTATTAAGGATCGGGCTGCTAATGCTTTTGGTCGTCCTTTTTTTGTGGCTACTGATGGCGTTGCCATTCGGTCGTTTATGGATGAAGTATCGAGAGATGATATTAATAATCAGTTGTTTCATCATCCAGATGATTTCGACCTCTTCCGTCTGGGACACTATGATGATGTTTCCGGAATGATTGAGATGGAAAGTGAACCTTTTCTATTGATTCTTGGTGCTCACAGCCAACCTTCTCCTGTCTGGGCCGCTTTAACAGCGGCTTCTTCGTCTTTGTAAGGGCCTCCCACAGCCTCACTATCATCTTCGTACCAGTACCAGCCTTCTACTAGCTCGGTGCCCTTGCAGCATTCAGCAGAGAAGAAATCAACTAAGATCATGCGCCCAAAAGACAAAGAAGAAACAAGACGAATGGCCAAGGCAATGGAACACTAAATATCTCTTTCCCATTGACACTATGTGCACGAAACTTGTACGCGCACATCAATTTCCAAAGATCAGAAACGAAGCTGGTCATCGCAATGGAGAAAAGGAGGAATTGGTGTAAGTGCCAAACTGTAAAGCAGCATCAATCTTTTCAAAAGTGTCGTCCCATTCGGCCTCTAGCCAAAGGGCTTCTTTGAAATAGCTCTTTTGCCATTGTTCTAAGGTTTCTTTAGAAGATGCTTGCGGAATGGGCGACAGGATAGTGGCGTCCATGATCAATCAAGAGAACTCTCCAATCAGATAATCGTAAGTGCCTTTACCTTGCCCAATGCAATGGCCAGGCAGCAATGTGTGCCTCACAAGATTGTTTGGCCCTCGCTCTCCATAACCACCCTGCTGACACAACCATTCGGTAGAAACAGGTTTCCTGCCATGCCTATTTTCTACCACTTGTTTGAACTCTTCAAAGCTCACTGCATCGCCATATTCATTGACAATGATGTGATTATGTAGCAAACCTTGAACAATGTGGGCCTGTAAATCGTCCCAGTTGTTGATACCTTCCTCAGGGTAAACATGCAAGCCAAAGCACCACCCTCCAGAGCTTTTTCCAAGATGCAAAGGCTCATCAGCCTTTCCGCAATGCAAGCATTTTGGAGCTTGCAAGTAGTAATTAGTTCCCAAAATTACACCTTCTTGAAGTTGTCAACATAAGCGCTCCAAAGCCCAGCAGGAAGGTCGCCAGGGCGATGAAGGTTTTGAGGACTATGTTATTACTAATGAAGATTTTATCATTACTTTCAAGCTATATCAAGACAATGGCAAGCCATTCTTTGTAGAGGCTCAATGGGAAAAGGAAAATGAAGGAATTACCCCTTCCAAAGCATATGAAAAGGTTGAGCAACAAGTGCCATGTGCCGTGGTGATTGAAATGAAAAAATTCAAAGCCGCCAAACTAGATTACAATTTTTGGTGGCATTACTCTATTTGAGCAAGGCTGGGTTTGTATAGGGAAAGGCCAGTTCTGTATTAAGCAAGGCTGGCCCCGTATTGGGCAAGGCTGGGGTTGTATTAGGCAAGGCTGGTCCTGTATTTAGAAAAGGCTGGACCTGTATTGAGCAAGGCTGGAGTCGTATTACCGTCATATAGACGTTTTGTACTATCGTGATATAACGATGTTGTTGTTCATCCTGCTCTCACCCTGCTTTAAGGCTTAATCCCGATCGCCGAACCGTTGTATCCTGGGCTACCCCTTATTTCCTT